CTTCGATGCCAGTACCTTTAACTGGAAATCTCAGCAACTAGATTCAAAGTCTAAGTATGGATTAACGAGAGTGCTACGAGTTCTAGATGAAGTCCTTCCTGCTCACGCGATCCCAGAGATTCTAGTCACAGTTTCTAGCGTAGCAGACGGTATGGATGCATTGCTGGATTTAACTTGTGAGGAATGGAGACCTAACTTCAATGATCTCTATGAAGGGTCAAGTACGGTTACCACTGGGTTCGGCGTATGTGCAGTAGATATGTTAGCCTTAGCTACTGCAAATGGTATTCCTCAACACCGTTTTAAAAGAACGCAAGTAGATAATATTAATGACGTTCTATTGTCAGGAACAACGTATGCTGCGGTGCCTCGAAACTCTCTTCGACGAAGGAACTACCACAATCTTCTCCCAGAGACCAAGATGTTTACGAGGATTGGACATAACAATCCGGGTAGCTTAGAGTTATCCACTAGCTACTATTCTTCGGCTATTGGGTTTATTCCTTTAGGGTTCATCCCCTCGTCTTTAAGCTTCGCTCCTGTGGCGACACGGACCAACCCTAATGGATATGGCCTCGGAAGCCTCTTAACTGTGCGAGCTTTGAGTGGGGTATGGGAACAGTGCAATAACTTGCGCTCCCTTAATTCGTACTACGGTTACGATGTGAGTAATACTTTTGCTTCTAGAGCGAAACAAGATATTGCAACATCTAGCTGTACTACCTACGGCAGACGCGGACAGCTTAATGAGGTTGTTTCGGTAATGACCAAGGTTTATGACCAAGAAAAATACTTGCAAGCCAGCAGTATCGTTTCTGGGTATTACCAAGATATTATTGACGGTAAAGAACCAACTACAGTGAGTAGTAATCTTTTAGTGCCTACGGATTTCAGTGCATGGTACGCAGAGTCCGCACAGACCAACGGGATTGATGTTCCTAAATCTATAGGTAACTACTTAATCAACCAAGAAGCAGGGGACAAGTCTCTTAACTACTACGAACACTTTAAATTTGGGTCTAAAGTTCATGAGCTTTATAATGATTATATCAACCAGTATGGAGCCCACGGCACGGGAAATATGTCCATTCTGAGAGGCGGTCCAGACATCTTTAGCCAGACCTATGGTCCCTATATTTACAATTCGAATTTAGACTACGATGGCAGCGCGTTAGATGCAAGCAGTTACTTAGCCGCTAGTTCTCCTGTATACGAGGTAGACATTTCTTACTATGGAGGGTCTGGAGTACTGAGTATTTCAGGAATGGACGGAAAGGCGGGAGGCTATGAACTCGGAACCAGCGCGGCCTCGGACGCAGGGGACTTACCTTTAGAGTACCCTGAGTTTAGGAATAAGCACTTGGTTAGCGCAATTGAATTGGTGGACACTTCTGCTCCAACCGCTTTCAGCGAACATCCGATTTTCTCTATCTTTAAGCTGTCCAGAGATGACCAAAGCCAATTCTCCTATGCTAAGTATTTGATAAATAATCAGATTATTAAATACCACCGATCCACCAGCCCAGACAGGTTCCCCAGAGTGAGAGTAAGTATCGACAATAGTAATACCACTTCTCTATCTCGTAACTTCTTACTTCCTAACCATGAGTATGAGGTTACAGTAAAGGCTCACAATTTAGATGTTTCTGGAGAAGAGTTTGGAGGCCAAAGCTTGGGGTTCTGGATTCATACTGAGCCTGAACTAGACCAAGTGTGGTCATATAAGCCTGATGGAATTTATGATGAGTGCGGAGTAGGGAAAGATGTGTGGGAACCCCTAAACGTCTCCGAGCTAAGTGCAGTGGGCGGTATTAATCTAGCCACCTCCAAAGCTCAGTCCCGCGTCTTCTCCACGGGGAACCTCAATAGTGTTTTAGGAAGTGGGGAAGGAAGTGCTGGGAATACCACCACTATTACGGAGAATGTTTTTGACTACCGTTGCTGGGAGCCCAAACTGATCGAAGTCTCTATTCAAGGGAACGTGCCACAGGCTATTACTAATACCAACAGACAGACCAGAGAAGACCTTAAGTTTAAGTTTTCCACATATCAAGACAATCCCGTTGTACCGAGCCCCGAGTATCGGGCAGCTTACCACCACATCCACCGTAAAGATCAGAAATATGCTTTAGAGTTCTTTGTGATGCAGGGGGACGAAAGAAGGTTTGTGGTCTTTGAAGATATTGAGATCAAAGATATTACGAACTATAATAAAGCAGTTATCCAAACTAAATATGGAGACGCACAATTAAACATGTCCGATCTTAAAGCAGTATTCAGATTCTTTAAAACCTTAAGTACAGGTATAGCGTCACGAAACTCTACAGTTACTTCTGGGACCATGGAAGTCAGTGGGGGAAGTAGGCTGAATTATCGTTCCAATAGTAGCATGTACACCACCACAGAAAACAGCACCTATAAGCAGCTAACGGAGGTTAGATTCGATGAAGGGTAAGGTAGAAGTATTTGCCATTCTCCCAGACGGCTCTGAGAAGCTCCTAGTGAGCGAGTCCAACCTCGTAGTCAATGGGGCAGGGGAGAACATTGTAGACATGCTCACGACCCCCTCAAGCGTTCTAGGGATAGAGCCTAGAGTGATGGACACCTCCAACTGGAGGTTCGGAGCATTATCCTTCGGACCCGCTGCTGGGTCGTTCTCAGGGAACGCTTACTTTTTTCCTGAAGACAAGATCTATATGAAGGAGGACGATCTTTGTAACGGGGTAAGGGCTTCGGTGTCTTCCCTAATTAATCAAATTAGTTCGGATAAAAAACTAAGGGTACTATGGGCCAGCGCAACTATCGGAGCAGCGAACGGAGCAACTGCATCGTCTTACACTCCTCCCTACCGATTACCCTCCTACCCCGACCCCTTGGATCAAAAACTCGAAGACGCTAGTACGTCTTATGCTATTGTCAGCGGTGATGGAACCCAATGCTTTGGACAGTTTGAAAACCGTATCCAGTTCGCACCTAATGATGCTTCTAGTTACTTTCAAGGAGCCTACCCTAGGGTTAATGCAGATAGTCCCACGGATGATACTCAAGGAACTGCGGCTATGTTGGTGTCCTCATATGAAGGTGATTTTCAAAGTGATACCTCTGCCAATATGATTGTCTTCCGCCAAACTTACGGTCCTTATAATGGAAACCAAGTTATGGATTATAGAGGGTACATTACCACGCAATATAATTCTACAAATCCGGGAGCCAGTCTGTCTAGGGTTTCCGTATCTGGCTCTACACCTAATACTTTAACAGGAACTACCTCTCAAGTAACTATGCCTACAGTAACAGTCACTACGACGATTGCGGCCCGAGATACTTGGCTTATGAATCTTTATGGAGGGCTTCATCAAATAGGGCTCTGGAATATGGATACCCCGACTGCATTGCTGGC